CGCTGTATCGAAGCGCTCTCTCTGAGACCGGTCTATGGTGCGAAGCAGAAATGCAACGTGACCAAAAGTACGGTTTCGTAAGAGTTGATGGATGCAAGGTGTTTTTTGCGCCAAAGAACTCTGAGATCTCGCGTACGTGCGGCACCGAAGCCAATCTGAATATGTTACTTCAGAAGGCGATTGGTGCGTTCCTTGAGCAAGGTCTAAGGCGTCGGTTCAACATTACGTTGGACAAACAGCCGGACCTCAATAGGGAACTAGCGAGGCTGGGATCTGATCAGCATGAGTCGACTGACTCATTTTGTACCGCTGATTTGATCTCGGCTAGCGACTGCATCAGCTTATCTCTAATCCAAGCCATTGACTTCAATCGCGTCCTAAAAAACGCGATGTTGATGACTCGGAGCAAATGTGCGATCCTCCCGGATGGCACAGAGGTACAGCTGAATATGATGTCAACAATGGGAAACGGGTTTACATTTCCGTTGCAGACATTAATCTTCGCGTGTGCGGTTAAAGCCGTGTACACTGTCATGGGAATTTCTATGACAGTCGACGGGGCCAACAACTTCGGCGTGTTTGGGGACGACATCATTGTCCGGAAACGGGCATATGAGTTTTTACTCAACATGCTAGAGAAACTTGGCTTCCAAGTCAATAGGAGTAAATCCTATAGTACAGGGCCCTTCCGTGAGTCTTGTGGGCATGACTACTTCGCTGGCAGAAATGTCAGAGGGGTATATATTAAGTCCCTTGAGACTCCTCAGGAAGTAGTGTCCGCAATCAACCGGCTTAATCGCTGGTCTGCTTTCCATAGCATTCCGCTACCATTAGTCATCGCCAAGCTTTATTCTTGGTTGCCCAAGCGATTTCCGCTTGTGCCGCCGAGTGAGGCTGACGATGCAGGTGTGCATGTGCCGTGTCGAGCAACTCGTCCGAAGTTGACTGCTCAGTACTGGTTTAAGTACCGGTGCTTCAGTAGAAAACCAAAGCGAGTGGTTGTGGAAGAGGCCGAGCCAAGTGATGTCAATGAAGTTTCGTTGGCGGAACTAGGTATCGGCTGTGGCTTCCTTTCAGGCCACTACAGGCGACGGGATCTTTTGTTGAAACTATCCGATGCCAACGAGCTGTCCTCGCCCTGGAAACAGGGTTGGGAAGTCGCCCTCTCTA